AGCGGGGTGCCTTGTGTTCTGTTGCCCCGCTGTGCTGCTGGGAAACCGTCAAGCTGGCCCTACGGGCCGTGCGGGCTAGGCCCGCTCGTAGGTGACGTACAGGCGTGTGTGGTTCGGCAGGAAGTGGACGAACTCGATGTCGGGGGTCTCACTGACGTAGTCAGTGTCCCACGCTCGCTCCAGGTAGTCCCATGCGTTCTGCTGTTCCTCGTTGAACGGCTCACTGACGGCGTAGCCGTCGATCTCGGAAACGATCGCACCGACTCCGTCGGTGTACTTGACCTTGCTGCTGCTGACCAACATCGTGCGCATGCTGAACTCCGTTCAGTGTGTGTGGGCGGCGCCCGATTGGCACCGCCCCGAGCCTTGCTGAGACTACGTCTCAGACGTAGTAGATCCAGCCCTCGTCGGTCTCCTCGACCTCGGTGACTACGTCACCGTCGTAGGTGAGCAGGCCCGTGTTGGGGTCCTCACGGAGTCCGAGGTTGACCTCGACGGAGTCGAGAGTGGCGTTGGTGCCGTCGGCATCTTCGATGCCGCAGTCTGCGTCGTAGTGCATGGTGTCCATGTGTGCTCCTTCGCTGTGCCCCACGGCCTGCTGCCGTCGGACGGTTCACCGCCCTCCAGCCGTCAAGCTGGCAGCGAAGCTGCCGTGCGCATGTGTGTATATGAGAGAAGACCCACTCGTCGTTGGAAAAATCGGGGAGAGGGGTGCGGTCGTCGTGAAGACGTGCGGGGGGGTACCCGTAGGGGGGCGGGGGCGTGCGTGCGTGTATATATATATAAGGGACCCGCCGCAAATCGTACCTATATACCCTCCGCACCGCTGTGACCAGCACCTACGCTGGTCTTGGCCCCCCGCTATCGAGTGAATGGAGGAGGAGGAGGACACACTCTGAGCGTACATGTCGACAGACAAAGAAAAAGGGGAGCCGAAGCTCCCCGAGACCCCTGGATTCTCTGTAAGAGCGTCACGATGACGCTCGCTAACTCTGTATCATCGAGGAAGCCAGGAAGGCTTCTCTCGGAACTGCCGACGGCAAGGGCCATCTGGCCCGTCGTCGCACCCGACTCCGCATAGGCTCCGTCGTATGCTCCTGGGCGCCTCCATAGGCGCCCCGCTTCAACGGCAGGGCCGCTCTCGGCGGCCCCTCGGGCACAGCAACTGAAGGACAGCGGCGCTGTCCTCTCCAGTTCTGACCACGCTCTCGGTCGCTACTGCGGGCTGACCCGTCCCTTGGCGGTACGGCGCTAATCCCAGGTCCCCTTGGGCGATGCTAGATGACCTCGTGGGTCACCTTTGAGTCGGAAGCCTGCTCGGCCGCCTGGTCCAGCAGGGTACCCTCGACGCAGAAGACGCACCAGTCAGAGGTGCTGTCGTACTTCGGGTACTCCGTGGTCTCGCAGACGGGGCATGGATTCTCTCCCATACAGGTAGGCCATCTTGTTCCGCCCGTCCCGTCAGGCCTAGCGGAACGAATCGTGCTACCTAGAGGAGGGTACATGTCGGCACACGAGCAACAGACCAAGATCGCCTTCGTGGAGTGGGTCGCCATGCCCGAGGCGGAGCGGGTGCCCCGCACCCAACAGGAGTGGGCCATCGAGTTCGGGGTCCCCGAGCGGACCCTGTCGAACTGGAAGAAGCAGGTGTGGTTCAGGGAGGCCCTGTCCACCTTGTACGGTCAACTCAACGTCTCGCCCGAGCGGGTCCAGAAGGTGCTGGACGCCGCTCACACCGTGGCTGTGGGTGGCAACACCAAGGCCATGGAGATCTACCTGCGCTACATCGAGGCCATCGCCCCCAAGAAGGTCGTGGTCGAGTCCAAGGCCGTCCAGGACATGAGCGAGGCCGAGTTGAGCGCCGCCCTGAGGGACGCCGCCGCCGAACTCGACCGCCGAGAGGCCAATGCCTAGCGCCACCGAGCTTCTCCAGGAGAAGGACTACCGCCGCTACAAGGGCAAGTCCGTCCGAGACTTCGACGCCTGCGAGGCGTTCCTGCGAGAGTGCGTCTACATCCAGCACCCTGAGCATGGGGCCATCCTGTTCGACCTGCGCCCAGCGCAGTCGGAGGCCCTGTTCACGGTCATGAACGACCGCTACGTCATCATCCTGAAGGCTCGCCAGCTTGGCTGGTCGACCCTGATGGCGTGCTACTCGCTCTGGCTGGCCATGTTCTGGCCAGACCAGCAGATCGTCATGCTGTCGAAGGGTGAGCGTGAGGCGCACGCCCTCCTGAGCAAGGCGGACTACGCCTACCGCCGCCTGCCTGACTGGCTGAAGGAGCGGGCGCCCAAGCGCCTGGACCGCAACGTAGGCAAGATCACGTTCGACAACGGCTCGAAGATCGAGTCCATGCCGTCGAAGGAGGACCCCGCCCGTGGTACCGCCGTCAGCCTCGTCATCGTGGACGAGTGGGCCTTCCTCGACAACTCAGAGGACGCCTGGGCGTCGATCGAGCCGATCACCGACGTGGGTGGTCGTGTCGTTGGACTGTCCACCGCAAACGGTGCAGGTACGTTCTTCCACACCTTCTGGGTCATGGCTGTTACTGGCAAGAGCCAGTTCACTCACCTGTTCTACCCTTGGTACGCCAACACCGAGCGGGACGACGCTTGGTACGAGGCCAAGAAGGAGTCGATGCTCCCCTGGCAGTTGGCTCAGGAGTACCCTGACAACCCTGAGGAAGCGTTCATCCGATCGGGTAACCCCGTCTTCGATGTGGACCTCCTGCGTCAGCTACCCCTCCTGAAGCCGTCTCGCTACGACATCAACGAGGACGAGGAACTGCCCGTCCTGAACGCACATGGGCTCCTGCGGGTGTGGGAACTGCGGGACTCGATGGAGTCCTACGTCATCGGCGCCGACGTGGCCGAGGGCCTGGAGCACGGTGACTACTCGTCCGCCCACGTGATCTCCGTCAACACGGGTCGGGTCGTGGCCAAGTGGCACGGCCGCATCGACCCTGACCTGTTCGGCGAGCTACTGGCTCGCCTGGGCCGCTACTACAACACCGCCTTCGTGGGCGTGGAGGTCAACAACCACGGGCTCACGACCAACAAGGCCCTCCAGCGGGCGGGGTACCCCCGCATCTACCAGCGCAAGCGGCTGGACGGGCCCCGCAAGAACCGCAAGAACCTCGACTCCATTGGGTGGATCACCACCCGTGTGTCGAAGCCGCTGATGATTGACGAACTGGCCAGGGACCTGCGCTCGGGCGAGGTCATCGTGGCCGACGAGGAGACCGTCGGCGAACTGCTCACGTACGTGAGGGACGACAAGGGCCAGATGTCGGGCTCGCCCTACGACGACCAGGTCATCAGCCTGGCCATCGCCAACCAGATGCGCCCGTACGCCACCCTCAACGTGGTGAAGGGCGACGAGAACGACTACTGGACGTTCGCCTACTTCATGCGCAAGGTCACGGAGAAGGGCGACCGCAAGCGGGCCCGCATCGGGGCCAACAACGCCCGTACTACCTGACCCAGCGGAACGAATCGGCCTACCCTAGAGGGGGACACTGTGTGTAATCACTTCAAGGCTGCCACCATCGACGGCGTCTGCATGACGTGCGAGCGGGCAGATTCAGGTACAACGACGGGACCCCTCGCCAACTTCGCAGGCGGCCGTGAGGGCTGGCGTGAAGGCCAGACCACAGGCGAGTACATGCGCCAGATGAAGGAGGATGCGAAGCATCTTCCGAAGGACCGCCAGCCTCAGTACGCTGGCCCAGGGAGTCGTTGGGTCTAATGTCCCTCCAGGTCGATCCGTCCTACGCCGAGCGTGACAACGTCACGTCTGCGGTCCAGATGTCTCGTGGCGCCTACAACGACGCCTACGCCAAGTATTGCGCTCGGGTCAAGGCCGCCAAGTCGTGGCGTGAGTCCGAGGGGTACGACAAGATCTGGAAGCAGCTTCGGGACTACTACCGCCTGAAGATGCTGTCGGCGAACACCGACCAGGACTCCATTGCGGTGGCCATCACGTTCGCCACCATCAACGTCATCGCCCCTTCGGTGGCGATCAACCACCCGAAGGTGACGGTCACGCCTCGTGACCAGACGCTGGACGACACCGCCGCCATCGTGGAGGCCGTCGTCAACTACTGGTGGAAGCACGGGTCGATCCACCAGGACTTCCGCCACGCCGTCAAGGAC